CGCTCAAGCCGTGTGATACTAATCACATCAAAATGTCCGATTTGTCTGTCAAATCGACACGCCGCAAATTTCACGGGATTTTATAACAATCTCGTAACGACACGCCCGACCCCGTGCCTTTGCGGGCGGATCACCTTTTGTCAAGGCGACACGCCGCTAGTTATTGAAAATCTTTTAGGATTTCCTCAAGCTGATTTATTTGCTCATCGCTAAGATGATCTAATTGAATTGCTTTTTCAAATCCGAATAAGTCGCTCATTCGTTTTCCATTTCTGCTAGATAATCTTCGTGTTCAACTAAGCCAATCGCAAATGCTACTGGGTCGCAACATTCTAAAATTTCGGCGGGTGTAAAAGTAGAGTAGCCGATTTTTACAGTTGGGTAAAGGTCATTTAGTAAATCAATAAAACTTTCCTTGATTTCTAAATCTTTTTCAAACTGCGATTTCATCTGCGACCTCTTTCCATTCAAAACAATAAGAGTCTGAAACAAAAGCATTTTTCACAACGCTATCAAATAAAGATAACGCCATTTCTTCATCTTCTGCGTCTATGTCTAGCCAAACGCCAAATGTGTATTTTTTCATTCAAACGCACCTTCTTCTAATAAACCTAATTCAATGTTGAACAATTCATCGGGTGTTGCTTCGGATAAATCTACCCAGCCAGCACCCTCGTTGTCCATACGGAAGATTTCTACATAACCCATTTAGTCTGCCTCCTTAGTATTGAATAGAGAGGACATCTTATCATTAGCCTCTGACATTGTTGCGATAGCCTTCAATAGGCTTTCCTTGCGTGTGGCTTCTACATAAGCCTTGTATTCATCTAGTGTCATTTTATCGACCTTTCGTTGTGGTTATAGTAGGTAGTATACACGAGCACACCGACATTATCAACACGACACGCCGTGTTTCAAGAAATCTTTTTTTGTGATAAACCTCACAAAATTCAAGGGGTTCTATAACATTAGCGTAACGACACGCCCGACCCCGTGCCTTTGCGGGCCAGCTTGACTTTGTCAAGCCGACACGCCGAATAACTAGTGTGATTCACGCCACATTTGCTTAGTGTCCTCGATCATCTCACGCCATACAAGGCGTAGCATAATAAGGGCGGGAATACCGATACCTAATTGGACTAGCGTAGTTAGTATGCGATTAGTAGTCATTTAGTATTTCCACCCCACTAATCCGTTTCGCTTTAGATAAATCTTATAAGCCTTATAGGCTACTACCGCTAGAGCGGTGATAATAATAGTGTGCCAAGGTAAGTAGATAGCACCTAAGAAACTATCTAATTCTAATCCGTAGTCGCTATTTATTTCTAGTATAAATCCGTCTGTAATCATTATTAGTTATCCCAACTGAGAGCGAATACTCTCGCTAATTCTTCATCATCAACATCATCAAAATCATCAACGGGAGGTTGCTCTAATTCTTCATCATCAAGGTGGCGATATGCGTCTGCTATATCGCTCTGTATGGTATCCCATTTAGATACGCTATTAGTTTGGTATGAGTATGCGTATGACATTAGTTATTTACCTCTACTTTTCTTACATTGTAGGTAAAGTTTTTACCTAGTTTGTTTAGGTCTTTCATTACATCTAGTAATTCATCAGCATTGTTAGCGGTGTTATCTACGCTAAGTAGGTTAGCACCTTGCCATATTGAGTAAGTAATTTTCATTTTATTTTCTATCCTTTTCGTTAGTTTGTTATTTTGTTGAGAGCGATTATTTGCTAGGCTCACCTTTCGGATTATTTGCTAGGCTCACGCTCTAATTCTTTATTTATTTGTATGTCGTAAGACTATCACGACCTACTGACATCTAGCCCCATTTTGGGCTAGTGTCGTGTGTGATTTATACCACACAAGGCTCAATGGTAAAGTCCTCGTCATTTCCGACATAGACCTCGCCCTTGCCGTGGCAATTTGAGCAATAGGTAGGGAGAGAGAATAAGTGTTTTAGCAACGCCTTTCGCTCATAGGTAGTCAATTCGGGGTGGTTAGACTTCACGCCCCCGTGTTGATATTCATAGACAATTTTGTCTAGTGTATTTTGAGTGAGCATTTGATTGCTCCTTTCTTTAGCGGATTTCTTTACCGCTTGTTTTTCTTTATATATTTATTCTAGCAGGGGGGACTGACATTTATGCCCGTTTCTCGGGCGTGTCGGTAAAAAACTTTTGTGAGTCGCATCACACTCACGCTCAGCCCGATAAGCCTATGGGCGCACTATCGGACAAAACGGACATTTATAATAGTGTGTATCATACAAATTAAAATAATATTAACATTTTCTCTAATTTCAAAAGAGGGGCGGGAAAAAGAATTTTCCTGGATCCATTGACTTGCGAAAATACCAAATGCTATACTGTAAACCTTGGACAGTTTTCGGAGATAATATCAAGGGGTTAAACTCCAAGTGCGATGATGACGGAAGTTGTATTATACAATTACTTTCAGATAATAGCTAGGCCTACTATAGGTTCAACCGATGAATGGCGGATTTATACTCCGATCATTTCGGGGTTCTCTTTTAGAAATCATAAAAGGGGTATAGGGGTTGTATGCTTAAATTCTGGAAGTTATCATTAAAAAGATAAAAACAAATATAAAGGCTATAAGTCTAAAAAAATATTTTATTAACATTTAGTAGAATATGATAAAGCAGTCGACTAGGATTAATATGTCAAACCAAAGCTCATGTTTTACTTACAAGGTAGAAATGATTGTACAAGTATTAGCAGCTGATCAAGCATCAGCAAAACAATTTCTGGATCAAACAGGCGGGTATATAGTATCTCGTGATACAACTCTCATTGATACATCTATAGTTTACCAAGGCTAAATATCTCACTTGGTTAGATATAAGATGTTATATAATTGTCTTATGTCTCCAGAGAAGATATCGATCAAGAAACAAAAAGAACATCTGGCACGTTATTTAAAAGAAGTAAAAGAAAAGAACCCATGTATGGATTGTAAGATATCCTATCCATACTATATGATGGACTTTGATCATGTTCGTGGACAAAAGCATGCAAACGTGGCGGAACTAATCAATACGTTATCTAAGAAACGAATCGATGAAGAAATAGCCAAATGTGAAGTAGTATGTTCTAATTGCCACAGAGCTAGAACACATATAAGAAAAATGCGGAAGGCAGGGTAAGATGAAATTTTGTAGTTATTGCGATAAGATGTCATACACATCTAAGTTACTAGAAGATGGATCTATGAAGTATTACTGTTCAGATCATGCATTAAATATTGTAGTTGACTAGGATTATGGTATAATAATATTATGAAGAAGATATTTGCTTTAATTACGCTAACTGCGACAGCAGTCTTCTCAGGTGTAGCTATGTCTAAATTTTTAAATTGGGCGGGACAACAAGAAGACTTCTTTGATTTTGACCTAGATGAAGATATAGACCTTGAACAGTTCTAAATCATTCCTATGGTCTCTATTGGCTATACTGGGTATATATTACTCATTGGTTATTATAACCCTTTAGGGTATTTCTATCACTATATAAGGTGAGCTTTTTATCTCCCGCCCTTTTCTGGGGTCTATGAATCGGAGATACCAATTATGACCCGTTAAGGGCTTAGAACCCTGTTACAGGGCTTATAAGGCATATTCTGAAAATGATCACAGATGACATATGTAGGCTCTTATTTCGCCGAAGCACTTTTTTCGCACTTATTGCACTATATGTCCATATTGCCCGTATTATATATATCTATCTATAAAAAGAAAAAATCCCATTCAGAGGCGGATCCGAATGGGCTTTTCTAGTATATTGCTATACATTATATAGGGAGACGTTGCCGCCATCACCTACACATCTTAATTGTAATACAGGTTATTTTCTATGTCAAGCATTCTAGTTGACTTCTTCTGGTGGAGTAAAAGATGGTCCAGGTCCAAGGAGATATCCTTGTTCATGGTATTCAATCATTTTAGCTGTTTTCTCAGGGTCCGCTTTATTTGCCATTATAGTCATCATGTCATAGATGCGGTGAAGCATTATGTAATTGACCATAGGCAGATTGTCTTCTAGGTTCTCAGATGGCTTTGTCTCTTCAGTCATTTTCTCTTCCTAAGTCTTCCCAAAATTTCTCACGCCCCATAGCGTCAGTTTCTAATAAAGCTGTTGATTCAAACTCATATGTTGCAAATGGCTGTTCTATTTTCGGCGCACTTTTTTCGGGCTCTTTATTCATTGATGATCTTTTCTACTAATGCTACAAGATTCTCATAGTCGACAATTCCGATTGTTTTCTTGTATGAGCAGGTTAGGCAATATAAAAATATGTTCTCTTCAAAATCCTGATTGGGATAAAGAGAGCCTTGATCCATTGGGCATAATAGCTCTGGAACAAGGCCCTCTCCCGAAAGAGAAAGGTACTTAGACACGTATTGTATCTTCATGTACCTTCCTTTCTAATGTTTGAATTCCGCTAGGAACTCTTTGTGCCTTGCCCCATTTAGGGAAGACCACGATGACCAATCAGTGCCGCCTTTAGTCATGTAATACGTTATCTCTGCGTTTATTACTGGGTCAAACAATAAAATGTTTGACTTTAGATCAAATTTTTCTTTACGATCAATGCCGAGTTCACCCAACATATTAATCTGAAAAATTCCGTAGGAACTGTCTCCAGTTTTCCTGTTACCATTGTAAGCCATAGGTCTTGCGTTAGACTCTGCCTTAACAATAGCCCAAGCCTGTTTAAGGGCTTTTCCTTCAAAACCAACAGCTGATAGAAGTTCTTTTAGTTCTTCGTCTGTTAGCGTCTCAGAAGGCTTGTATACAGTATTGCTGTACTTCTCTAAGGTTTCTTTCTTTAGTTGTACTGTTGATTTCACAGGTGTTTCTA